TTGTAACATATGTTACGAATGGATGTTTAATGTTAGGAGCGGCATATGCTTTAGCATGCATTTATCGGCATATAAATATTACAACGTATGATGAACAAGGTAATTTGTCTCCTACACAAATGGAGGAAGTTGTAAAACGTGACAAGGAAGCACAGTTAATCGAAACTATTGCGGAAGAACAAAATTGGGATTCTGCGTATGTTGCGCCTACGCCGTGTTCCGAAGTTAGCAAAACTGCAACTACTGAACAATTGTGTCGGAAGATATGGACCAATCAGGTACAATTTGAGTATCGTGATGGTGATGTATTTAAACCTGCTTGTGGCATGGTGTTTTTGGAATCGAATATTGCATTGGTTCCTCGACATATGTGGAAGAACGGTCGCGAGGATGTGGAAATTCGCATTTCTCGTGGCACTAAACGTATTCAAGTATTCCATGCTATGATTTCGATTGCACATGCTGTTGCGATAGCCGATTCAGATATGAGTTTGGTTTATGTTCCAAATGCTGGATCATGGGCTGATTTGCGTGAATATTTACCGTTAGTGCGTTATGATGAAAATCGTAAAATACCTTTGCGGTTTATTTACAAGCATATGTGGAATGAAGTTATTCCTAAGCTTGTGACTAGTGATACGGTAGGTACCTTTGGAACGGTACACACCAATGTTCATAAAAAGTATTTCGGTGCTGAATATGTACTTGGTACTAAGACCGGTCCTGGTCTTTGTATGGGAACATTAGTAACCCGCACACATGAAGCTCTCATTGCAGGATTTCATGTTGCAGGTACTAATGGTGCACATAATGGTGCATTAAATATGATTACACGTGCCGAGTATGAACAAGCGCGAATGTTGTTGTCACAACAATCGGGTGTTTGTATTGGTGCGTCACAGGGAAAATTACAAGAGCAAACGTATGGCAAAACAGTTTTGATGTCAAAGACACTTCATGAAAAGAGTCCTTTGAATAAATTGCCTGCTAATGCACACTTAGATGTGTATGGCACTTGTGCTGGACGTGCCACATATTATTCGAGTGTGATTGAAACTCCTATAGCAGACTCTGTTTGTGAAGAGTGTGATGTCGAG